TATAGTGCTTCAATTACACAAGCAAATAAAGAATCGGCTTTTAACTGGCTTCGTAACAATGGACTAGGAGATATTATTAAGAACGAGATCTCAGTATCTTTTGGTCGTAACGAGGATAACAAGGCAGCATCATATGCTGATCTTGCGAAGGGTCAAGGGTTCCAACCGACACAAAAGTTGAAGGTAGAACCCATGACTCTGAAAGCGCTAGTCCGTGAGCGTATTGAGGCAGGTAAAGAAATGCCAACGGAACTTTTCAACGTATTCGTTGGAAATAAAACAACAATCAAAAGGAAACAATAACCATGAACAATGTAGTAAAAAAAGAAGAAGCAGGCGCATTAGCAGTCAACATGTTTGAAGCTGATGCAAATCAAGGCGCAGAAAATATGTCTCAAGATGATATGGCATTACCATTTCTAAAAGTGTTAGGACAACTATCACCAGAAGTAAATAAGGTACATGCAAAATACATCGAAGGTGCTGAACCAGGAATGATATTAAATACAGTTAGCGGTCAATGTTATGACGGTGCTAAAGGTGTTGATGTACTTCCAGTTCATTACAAGAGACAATTAGTTGAATGGCAAGATAGGGGTAATAGTACGGGTGCTCCAGTTGCAATTCATGGTGCTGAAAGTGATATCATGAGTAAAACTACTCGTGACAAATCATACAAAGATAGATTACCTAATGGTAATTATATTGAAAACACAGCTAATCATTTTGTAATTTTGTTAGGAGATAGTCCAACAACTGCATTGATTTCTATGAAAGCTACTCAATTAAAAATTAGTAGAAAATGGAACTCAATGATGATGGGTATCAAACTACAAGGTAAGAATGGTTTATTTACACCGCCAACATTCAGCCACATTTACAAACTAAAGACTGTTCAAATGTCAAATGACAAAGGAACATGGTTTGGATGGGATGTATCACAAGTTGGTCCTATACAGGATAAAGGCGTGTACGAGATAGCTAAAAATTTCGCTGACAGAGTTGGTTCAGGGGAAGTTGAAGCTAAACCGGAAAATCAAGAAGAACCTAAAAAAACTATAAATTTATAAGTTCCTAGGAAGTGGGCGATGAAGGGAGACTGGACTCGCCCATAAAAAATTTATGATAGAAAATTTAAATAATAGTGGTCCGACCACTTATGAGCATTGGCTAGAATTAGGCAGGGTTATTATACCCTGTATAAAAGGTTTACCAATTGTCAAAGGTTGGAATAAACCTGATTTTAAAATTACGAAAGAAGAATGGAAAGAGAAATATTTACACTGCGAGATAGCATTAAGATTAGATGAAGACGTTGATTGTGACATTGATAATGAACTTGCAAAAAGATTTATAGAAAAATATGTTTCAATACACGACAGTGTATCTGGTAGAAGTAGCAATCCATACAGTCATTACTGGTGGAAAGGTAAATTAAAATTTAAGCAATTTTCATTACCAAAAGAATTTGAAAAGAATAGTAACTGTCAAAACTTACCACACGGGTTGATGTTGTGTGAGATAAGACATGGAGAAACTAGGTATACAATTGTTCCTGGATCTCAACACAGTAAAGCAAATGAGGTAGTAAGATGGGAAAGGTTTGGAGGATTTAACGAATATCCTGGAGACTTAAATGCAGACTTAAGAAAAGTTGCATTGTCTACTGCACTATGTATTTTATATGCACCACAAGGACAAAGAGATAGTTATTGTACAGCTATTGCCGGAGTTTTATTAAAACATACTAAATGGAGTGCTCACGAGATAGATGAATTTATTTATAACCTTGCGATAGCTTCTAATGATAATGAAAAAGAGTCTAGAAGATCTAAAGGTACAACAGGTAAAGAAGCACAAAAGAATTTAGGTTTACCAAAGTTAGCAGAAATAATTGGTTGCTCTACAAAAGCTATTGCAGAATTATTTAGTTGGGTTGCAACAGAAGATAGTAACTTATCTAATGGAACAGGTAAGGAAGTTGCAGAAGAATCTATTGGAGAGATTACTGAATATGGTCAAGACAGATACATTGTTAAAATAAATGCAGTAGTCCAAGGAGTGCCTACACCTAAAGAAATAATATTAGATGGCCCTACTCTTAGAAACAAAAAATTATTTTATGATGCAGTAATAAGTATGGCATCGGTTTGGATTCCAGAAATGCCACCCTCAGACTTTGAAGTTATTATGAGACAAAATATGAGTCTAGAAAAAAATCAGAAGATTATGAAGATGAAGCTGATGGTCAATTAGTATTTAAAAAATATTTTATGAATTATATTAAACAAACTAAAGCTTACACTGATAAGAAAGAATTATTTCACTATGGGTTACCTTATTTTAGTAAAAGTAAGGACTCCTTAGAATTTAATTTAGATAGATTTGAAGATTTTTTACACAGTCAAAAGATAAGTTTTGAAAGAGTTGATTTAGTTTTAAAATTACAAAGAATATTAAAAGCAAAAAAAAATAGGGGTAAATACAAAGAAAAATCATTGGTATCTTGGCGTATAGATAAACCACAGATTGATGCGAAAGACATTACTCATGAAGGAGAGTTCACAGAGACAACAGGGGAGATAGATTTTGAAGCCTAGATTTATTGCAGGTCCTCCAGGAACAGGTAAAACCCATGATTTTATTCTAGGGTTGTATAAAAAATTATTAAAACAAGATTACCCACCAGAGAAGATAGTAATCTTATCACACACAAACGTAGCAGCTAATCAAATTAAAGAAGCTGTGCTTAAACTTCCAGAAATGCAAGGTAGGGGATTTACATTAAAATCTATGAAGAAAACAATATCTACAATTCATAGTTATTGTAAAGGTAGATTATTACCCAAAGAGAAATTTGATTTGGATGATCACAAGAATTTAATTATACAAGAGAAGTATTTTAAATTAGATCCACAAACAGATATAGAAAGAAAACATAAATTTTATAGATATATTTCCGATGCAAGAGGACATGGTAAAACTTTAGAAGAGTATTGGAAAATATGTAATAAAGATTCTTATAAACCTTACACAATTGAATTAATTAAAAGTTTGTATCAAATTTATACAGATTACAAAAAACACAAAGATAATAACAAATGTGATTACGCTGACATGGTGGAAGATTTTTTACATCCCGATGTAAAAGATCCAGACATTGACGCATTGGTTATTGATGAGTGTCAGGATAGTAATGTACCCCAAACATTAGCTATTGAAAAGATGGCAAAAAATGTAAAAGAAGGTCATTACTATTTAGTAGGAGACGCAGATCAAACTTTATTTGAGTATTCTGGTTCTGATGCAGACAAATATCACAAATTAGCAGCTAATCCTTACGATGAGCTCAAAGAAGGTAAAAGATGTAGTGAAGCTATTAATAAACACTGTAGGAAGGCCATAGAGCCTATTTGGGACCNCTATGGGTCTCATAGNGTGTGGACACCCGCTAAGTACTCCGAGAGGCATAATAAGGGTTCTGTGGGCNAAATTATTAAAGGTAATGGATATTATTTACCAAATTTAGAGCAATCAGGTANTTTAGATATTTTGTTAGATAAAATTAAAAATACAACTGAAACTTTTCTATTTACTTACAGAGGGACACCTAGCGACATACGTTGTAGAAATTTTTTTATTAAACACGGATTAGAATTTAGTCATGTTGATAACACTTCTTACGTATCTAAGAAAGAATTAAGNGCGCACAAGGTATGGCCAGATTTTATAAAAGGTANGGCTGTAAGTTTAACTCAAGTCAAAGACTTTTGGGATTACATGGGTAGCAAGGTAATTGTAAGAGGCAAAGCTAATAAAGAAATTTTTGATGGTTGGATCAAAGAAGATTACACAGTGGACCAGTTAATTGACAAAGGCTTATTAAAACAAGAAACTAAACAGTACACTGATTTTGATTTAGTTAGAATTCCTTCTAAAGTTACACAAGAAAAATTAATTTATATTAAAAAAGTTTTAAGCAAAGGATTTAAATTTGATGACAAGGTTCAAGTCTTTTATGGCAACATACACACAGTTAAGGGACTGACCTTTGACAATGTTATTGTTGATGAGACCATTACAAAAAAAGATTTTTACTTTACTTCACTAAGATTAAAATACACTGCATACAGCAGAGGTATTTTTGATTACTGGACTTTAGCAAAGAGCCCAGGCAAATACACAACAACACTAGGAGTTAGACATGAGTGCTTATAAAAAACAAGTTTCAGGTACACATTATATGTACATGGAAATACAACCGGCAGAGTTTATAAATAAAAATAAATTACTTTTTGCAGAAGGTAATGCAATTAAATATATCTGTAGACATCAATCAAAGGGTAAGTTAGAAGATATTGATAAAGCAATACATTACTTAGAAATGATTAAAGAAAGGGATTACAAATAATGTGTACNGTTCCACAATTAAAAGATCTAGATTTAACTGATATAGATATTGTTGCAATTGACTTAGAAACTTATGATCCTAACCTAAAGACAAAAGGTTTAGGTGCAGTAAGAAAAGATGGTTTTGTTACAGGAATTGCNATCGCTACAAGTAAACAAACTTTATATTTTCCAATAGCTCACGCTATGACAGACAANTTAGATCCGGCTGAGACATGGGACTACTTAAACAAAAAACTATTTCAAAACAAAAACATACGTAAGGTATTTCANAATGCTATGTACGATGTATGTTGGATTAGATCTTCTACAGGAGACATGCCTAAAGGTGAATTANTAGATACAATGATTGCAGCTTCTGTAATTGATGAGACTAGAATGAGATACTCACTAGANTCNATAAGTAAAGATTATTTAAATGAAGCAAAATATAAATATGATTTAGCTGATCAAGTTTTAGCTTGGTCCAATGGAACTATTAAAGATCCAATGTCTAACATGCACAAGCTACCTTACTCATTAGTAAAAGGTTATGCAGAGCAAGATGTTAACTTAACTTTAAAATTATGGAATCTATTTGAAATAAAATTGGACGAAATATTATATGTTAAAATTAATGAAAAGG